GTCAGGAGCGCCCTGATCGTCCAGGAAAAGACCCCCTACCCACGGTGACGCCCCCTAGATGTGCTTTGTTCGTCGCGTCTTGCCGTAACGGGAATGACAGTCGGAACAGATAACTCTTAGGTTTCCAGGCTCGTTCGTACCGCCAAGACTCTGCGGGATAATGTGATCAACCGTCAGGTTCCGATCTCGCGAGCCGCATAGTTCACACCATGGTTGGCGAGCGCGAAGCATCGTTGACAATCGCTGCCATGCATATCCGTAGCCGCGCTGCGCTGTGGTCCCGCGTGCGCCACTGGTCTTAGGTAGCTTGTGTTTTGAACAGCGAGATCCGTTCGTCGGTATCCCGCATGTTAAGCATGGTTGAAGCACGGTGACTCCTCTGCGTCCAGGGCGCCTGCGCTGCCGTGCCAACGGCTGGCATGAGGCGCCAGCTCCTAACCGCAACACCATGCGCGTGGTCTGCGATGTATAAGACAGGGACAGCAAAGCCAGTCCCGTGCGACATTGTATTCCAGGGCGCCTTCATGTCGCGAGGCTTAATGCCCAGCAGAGTCAGCCTAGGTTCGTGATCTGCCTTGCGTGAAGAATACTACATCGCATCTTCACACATGTGTCAGATGTGTGGCACAGGTGTGATCGCGCCATCACTCGCGCCATCACTCGCGCCATCACTGGCGCCATCACGCCCGCCATCACAGGCTGGGCAGAGGCAGTGTTGGTGCAATCAGCTCAGCGATAGCGTCAGTCCCTCGCTCATAGTGATCTTCGTAGACCAGGTGCCACGGTGTCCAGGCTGCTGATCCAAGCACATCCTCTAGCGCACTGACTGCATGGTCAGCCATGGCTAGGTGAACATGGCACAGCTCATGGCAGATGGTCAGTCGCTGCTCATCAGGCTTCTGCTGCCAGAAGAGATTACCGACACGCAGCGTCACGCTGGCTGCCTGGCTATGGACTTCAACATCCGCATACCGATCTTCAGGGGCTACCTCAGCGACCACACTGATCTTCCAGTTCGCAAGGTTCATGAGCGCAGCGCATTCACGGACATACGCCTCTAGCTTGTTCAACTTGTCGGAGCGCGGTGTTACCTTCGCCATATCTCTCCCAATACTTCCGCAATTGCCTACACAGTTTCAGGTGTCTAAGTATTACCCCGCTCCGAAACGCCCGTCTCCGTTGATCCTAGACGGGCTTTTTAGTAACACTAGACCGAATCAGCCGCTTCAGCGTCAAGTTGAGCGTCCGACTTGGAAGCGCCGATCATAGCAGTTGGAGCCTCCTGGTACCTCTCCATGATCAGTGTCAAAGTTCTATCCACTGCCTCAAGCCACGGTTCACGGTGCAACATCAACGGGTATCTCCGACCAATGGCGTCTTGAGCAAGGAAGAGATTCCCACGAGCTGCAAGCAGAGCGCGACCGACCTCAACTGGTCTTGGGTCACCCGCCCTAGCCCTGCATCGCTGAAGTCTCTGGATCGCAGCGCGCATCGGGTAGCGATAGCGCGTGGAGATTGTGGTCTGCTTCGTAGCCTGCTCCGCCTGAGTACCTTCGTTGACATAAGACTCCTCCCTCTCCGATACGGTTGCGAACGCAGCGTGATCAATGAACCCGCTGAACTCTTTTGTCCAGGCTGGGTTGCCACCATCATCCATCTCCTTGGCGCGATGCATTGCCAATGGCAGCGCGTCCAAATGCTTTACGAACCATACGAGCTTACCCGATAGCGTCATGCCCTCATCCTCCCAGCTACTGTCAACCTCTCGCACGGCACGCGCATCGCCATGCCGCTGATCTCTTGCGCTGACTCGTCTATCGCCGCGATCTCTTCACAGCGTTCGCACATGCTAACCCAGTCGTAGTCCATGTCATCTTCTGGATGGCGAATCCAATCCCCCATCTGATGCTTCTGGAGCTTGAGTGCGATCTCTGCCACGGACAGCTGGGCGAGCTTGCGCCATTCGCCGTCATACCGCTCTGCCTTCCAGAAGCTTTCAACCATCGGCTTCGGCGGCTGGAGCGTCTCCTTCTGATCTCTCCTGACCTGTCGCAGCGTCACCGTTCGCCACGCATCGGCTGGCGGCTCACCGTATCGCTGAGTAATCCTGGCTTCAACCTCTTCAGGGACTCTCCGCTCTTCTGAGATGAACGCCAGCAGCGACCGCTTACTGATCCCAAGGGAGTCAGCCATCGCCTGCGTCTGGATTCCACGCTCTCCGTAGCTTGATGGAAAGTATTGATCAATGAGCTGCACCAGGTACCTTCCCGTTAGTGATGAGATCTTCAACATCTTGCCTCCCTAAGTGTGGAGGCGAGTCGGCGTATTCAGCCACCGACTCGCCAGGTGTCTACATATTACCTAAGTGTTTTTCGTGCCTCCTGGTTGATCCTACGGGGTCATTTTCGTAACAGTCCGCGCAAATCTTACGGAATCACCTCAACTTTCACTTTCAACACTCCATGCGACAAAGGCTTGTTCGGTCCAGCGATTGCAGTCCAGGCTGCTGGCGCCAAGTCAATGAGCTTCTCATTCTTCCCAGCCCTGCACTGGCACCAATCTACGACCCAGGCAATGATTGATCTGCCGTTCACCATGTTGGTCACAATGACGCGATACGGCTTCTTGCCCCACCTGAAGTCGCACTTCGCTCCGCACAACTTGCGAAGCTCTGGACCAGCGGCTGCGTAGAACGCGAATGGACCTCCCTCTTGATTTCTCTTTGCTGCTCCAGGTCGCGGCTTCTGCGTGAACCATGCTCCGTTAAGCGACGCGTCGTACCAGGTTGCTTTTCCGATTGCCTTCGGCATCCCAATGAGTTGCGACTCAAGCTTCGTGCGCTCTGGCGCGAATGAGTCGCGCAGCTCTAGCGCTGGCGCGTAGTTCCAGAGTCCGACTACCAGCCCGATGGCGATAGCCAGCAGAAGCGTCACCTCGCGACGCATTACTGCTCCCGCGTCTCCACGCGAGACGAGATGATCGCCCGCTCAATCTCCGCGATGCCAGACACGATCTTGATGGCAGCGGTCACGCCATCCATGTAGCCGCTTGCGTAGTCGGTCTCTCCCAGGATCTTGCCGACCGTCTCGCGATGGTTGATCAGCTTGATGACCCTGGCTTCCACCGTGTCTTCTGCCTTAAGTTTACGAACGGGCATATTCAATCTCCTTCCAGGTAGGTCCGCCATCTGGCTTTTGCCAAATCGTGATGTAGGAATCCAGGTTCGGCTTAACAGCAACTGCATCAAGCCGTGATCGGATGATCTCGCCCTTACCCCTACCGTCTGGGAAACAGTCATCCACGGCGATCACCGCCCCAGGCTCCAACTGGTCCCAGCAAATTGCAAGCTCATCAAAATGGTGGAGTGCCGATCTTGCGGTGCCGTCCCAGTCCATTGAGTCCAAGTAGAGAAGATCAATGTCTTTCTTGTCTTTCATGTACATAAGGTTTTCAACGGAATCGCCGCAAATAATCCGCGCCCCTGGCACAAGACGAAGTGCCGTCTCGCACGCCTGCTTGTCTAGGTCAATAGATGTGAGACTTCCGCCAACCTGAGAGATAACCCAGTCCCAGATCACCGTGCTCTGACCATCGCCGTCCCAATTGTCCCTAGCTCGCACGCAACCAGTCTCTACGATTTTTACTGGTCTTCCTAGCGAAAGAAGGTAATCGCAGATCATCTTGAATGCCTCAAATCTTGGCGTGCCGTACAGCACTGGAGCGAACCTCTGTTCAAAGCTTTCGCTACTCATCCTGCTTCTCCTTTGTGAAGTGCGCGACGAACTCATCAAGAGACATGATCACGATGCTGCGCCGACGCGTGCCAGGTCCAGGGCTATCGCCCATGATCAAGACGCGGATCTGGTCGCTCTTGGCTGGCACCTGGGTTAGCCAGTTCCACAGCCGCTCTGGAAAGCTCTTGCCAACCTTCGTCTGCGCGACGATGCTGCCATCTCCAGATTGCACATCAATCTTCGTACCGAACTGACCGACGCGCATTCCACCAAGCAATGCCGCGACCTCCCTTTCATAACTGTTACCCCTTTGCCTGCTACGGCGTCCGCGAACGCGCTTCGCAGTCATGGCTGGATCTTCGTTCGCAGCCTGGATCTGTTGGTCTTTGAAGTAGCCCATTAGTTTCGTCCGTACTTCTGTGCAAGGTACAAATCCATTTGTTCCAGGCACATATTGCAGTGAACTGATTCGCGATATTGGTCGCGCGTCAGCTTGGCGTCGCATTCAACGCATCGGAATCCGCGTGACCTTACGCGCTTTTGGTGTGGCTTGCCAAGCATCTCGTTAAACATCGCGTCTAGTGGATTCTTTGCGCTACGCATGTGCAACCTCCTCTAGCTTGTGGGTTCCTCTTTCCCTATTTACCTTGTATCCGTTTGACTTGGCATCGCGCTCCCAGGAATCCATTGACCGTCGCACCCCTGCGCCGCGCGCAGCGTCTGCAAAGTCTCCCGTGTAGCTGTACATGTCCTGAGCGCAGTCCGCCACATCCAGGAGTTCCTGGAGTTGGAAGACTGTTGGCACGAACTTTTTTTGCGAACTAGCTGCGATGTAGAGAGCGTAGAGTTCCTGAAACTGTTCGTCGGTTAGGTGCTCGCAGTCTCCGCACGATGTGCGATCCACCGTTCCGAACAGGTGCGTCTGGCTAAAGCTAGTGCCTTCCATGTAGCTTGCGAGTGCGGCGCCGATCTTGATTGCCTTGAACATTATCGCTCCTCCTTCATGTAGTGCTGTCGGCGGAGTGAGTTGAGTGTTGACTTGGCGCTGCTCTTGACTGAGCGCTCTTCCCACTCGCCCATGTCATATGCGTAGTGGTAAGCGTCACTCCAGAGTTCGTCAATCGTTTCTTCGGTCATCTTTAGTGTGACGGTGAGCTTGTTCCTGGAGATTTCTTCTGAAGTAAAGTCCAGGTCTCGTGAGAAGTGATCGTCCCAGAAGATTGCTGGGACCTTCAGGATGAAGGTCTCTGTTTTAGTAGCTACCTGGTCTGCCATTTTCTGTACCTCCTTTTTCGGGAGAGCTGTCTTCTCTCCTCTGGTACAAGTGTACAACACCCCTGCTACCATTGTCAACCCCTATTTTTGAGCACGATTTTTACTTGCCCCAGCAGTTGCGATGCCACCAGGTCCATCGTTCGGTGAATCTGGCTGAAGAATAATCGCGCGACAAGACGCGCAAAGAATCTTGCAGCTTCGCAATTTCAGAATTGCATTTCACACAAGGTCGCACCGACCAGGAAACTTTTCCTTTAGTTTCCGCAGTCTTGGCAGGCTTCTTCGGCGCCATGTTCACTCCCTTCATCCGCAATGATTAGCCTGTGCGTTGCAACATGCACCGCATCTTCTACATCGGAACCCTGGTACGCAAGCTCTTGACCATCGGCATCAACAAGAATCACGGCGGTTCCAGATTCAGTCTTGACCACGCCGTCAAATTTGTAGCCCATGTTTTCCGCGAGTCGGTTCAGCGTCTTGAAATCTTCTTCGCGCGTCATGCTCACTCCTTCACGCGAATGCTTCGCGCGATGCGATCAGTCTTTGAGATCCTTCCATCCTTTGCCAGCGCGTACAACTCTCGCTGCACTGTGCCGTGCGAAAGATCCAGGATGTCCACTAGCTCTCTGACAGTCGGCGCGTAGCCGTTCTGCTTTACGAACTCGCGGATCGCCTTCACCATTTCATGCTGTCTTGTCATGCCTCCTCCTCTCCTGTCATCCACTCATGCAGTCTCACAAATGTCTGGTTCGCGTCAAGGTGTGTCGTATCAAGTGACAGGTCAAAGCTGACCTTGTTCCATTCCTGTTCGGTAATGTCTTTCGGTCGGATGACGCCACCACGCACGCGCCAGTTTCGCTTTGCCGCGTCAGCGTTCAGCTGCACGATCTTGAAGTTGCGGTTGAGCGCGCGAAGGAAGTCCACCTCGCGGACCAGGCGCAGATCATCTACGACCACGCTGCGTCCCATCATCTTCGCGCCTTCATACTTTCGCAGCCACAGCTTCAGCCAGGCATCTTCGTCAACCGTTCGGATCGCCGCACCAATGTCCTGGTACAGCTCGCGACCCTGGGCAAGCCAAAACTTTCCGTTGCGTGTCGTATCAAAAAGATTGCCCTTCTGAATTCCTGGATAGAACTGGTTGGCAATTTCCTTCACCGCATCCGCAATGCCAATGCGGACATAGTTCCGATGTTCAACCAGGTTCAGAGCCAGCGTAGTCTTTCCAGAGCCTTGTGGTCCAATGATCGCAATGTCGGTCATTTGATTTCCTCCAAGTGATCCAAATGTTCCAGGTGTCTAGACATTCGCCAACGCATTTGCGTGGCTCTCCGTTGATCCTACGGGGTCATTTTTCTGCACATCGCCCCAAAACTGGCGAATCGCAGCTTCGTCCAGGAATTGGCGGACTGGCACCAACCGACCGACATGCAGCCTAAGCCGCGTGCCGTGTCCGTAGTCATGCTGCTCGCACTCGCGCATGAAGCGCGCGCGGGAGCAGACGCCACCGACGCGGAAGGTGCCGTCAACTGGATGTCGGCGGTCCCCCAGCATCTGAACCAGGACAGCCGCGTCAGCTTTGAATGCCGCCGCATCGTCAAAGATCAGATCGGTGAGCGTTGATGTCTTGGCGTCCCAGGTCAGACCGAACGCCGTAAAGTCGGCGCCGCTGTCTCCAGCGTGACCGATCTCCCAGTTCAAGACATCGTAGTCCAGCCCGAACGCGGTTACTGCCGCCATCTCTCCCAGCCTTCCCATTAGGTCCACAGCCTCAGAGCTGCTATGTCTGTCATACCACTTATCTTTGACCAAGTGTTCCACCTTAAATGCCTGCTTCGCAGCAGTCCAGTCCAAGGCTCTCTTCAAAGAAGCTGGCGTCAAAGTCACTTCAGTCCAGTTCATTTCAATCCTCGCTTCAGGATATTTGCAATAGTTTCTGGCTTATTAAAAGAATTAAGTCTCATGTCTCTTGTATCTTGTCTCTTGTCTCCTGTCTCTAGTCTCGCGCCGTTATTCCGCGTGACATCTGCCGTGACATGTCCGTTATCAAAACGCACTGTATCCGTGACAGACCTCTCCCGATGGCGCTGCTGTCGGAGGGCTGCGGTCGGATCAATCTGGAACTTCGCCCAGTTATCTACGACCACCCGACCATCCTCTTCCTTCACTAGCCCAGAGCTGAAGAGCGTCTTCAGGTGCCGATGCAACCGCTGAGGGATCAGCGCCTTTAGATGTGCTACCGATGCGAACCCACCCTGGGGCTTCTGCCGCTTCGCCATAACCCAGATGGTCATTACAAGTCGGAACTCTGAATCGTTTAGCACCGCGATCCGTGAGTCTTCCAAGTAGTCCGTGTACAACTTCAAATACTGTCCGCGCATGATGCCTCCACTTTCTTCAACTGCCTTCCAAGTTTCAGGTGTCTACATACCTGAATTGATTTTCTCAAGCCTCTCCGTTGGTCCTACAGGGTCTTTTTCGTAACACTTCACCGATTTGGGCGTTGGCGCCAGGGAAGACAGCCCTGGCGCCAACTGAATCAAAACGGAAGATCGCTGAGATCCTCCTCTGGGACGAGACGCACTTCAGGCGCCTTTGGCTGAGAAGCTCCAGAGATTGGATTCTCCTTCAGCCAGGCGAACGATGGCTTCTGCTTGCAGTAGCCGCCAGCATCCTTCGCGCCGCATGTGTAAAACGGAGCGTAGGGCTTGTTGGTTGACTTACTGATCCCGCCTGGGCGCAGCTGCCACGGGCTTCCGTGAATCGGGCATGACCCGCCTGGTCCGCCGCTCAACGAAGAGAGCGCAGCCTTCACCTGTTCAGGGTTGGCGAAGTCGGACGCAATGTCAGCGATGCGGTCAGCGATTGGCGCTGGTCCGCTTGACTGAACAATTGGATCCGCCACTCGCTCTGGAGAATACAGGTCGCGTGCCACACCTAGCTGCACGGCAGCGCGACGCAAGGCATCTGACGCCGCCGACTTCAGTGCCTCTGGGTCGCGATCTGAATTCGGATATCCGAAATCAGAGTGAATGACTGTAGCGTCACCGATCTTTGCGGTGAGCGTACCCTTCACAACTGAACGAGCCAGGTCAGCGACGCCAACATCAAATGACCAGTTGCCGATTCCCAGAACTTCGGTCAGCCGCTCAGCGACTGCGCGCGAGTCCACATATGTGAAGACCATCCCGCCTGGTCCCTGGCGCTTCTTGAGCTGGCTATCCGTGAACGGTGCCGCCAATTGTTCTGCGATCTGCTTAAGGTCTGCCATTTTCTTTCCTCCTACTTTCTTCAATTACCTTGCCGATTTAAGGTGTCTATACCTTCGGCACTTATTTCGCGAGCCTCTCCGTCCGTTATAGACGGGCTTTTTTGTAACTAATCCGCCAAATCGTCGGTTCGGTACCTAAACACGCGCACACCTGAAACCTCCTTTGTGTTGCGCGCAATCACTTGCTCTGCTGTCTCAGCTGCCCCAAGACCGTTCAAGATCTTCACCGACTCTTCTGATACCGCACGCCAGTCTGTCTTGACCGACGGTGCGTTCGCCTTCCAGCTGGCTCGCCAGCCGCGACCCACCATACCAGCCGCGCTGCCGATGCGCTCCTTCATGGCGATGCTTAGGTTCGCCAGCTCTTGATCAATGAGCCTGGACTCGTACGACCGCTCTGCGTACAAAGCGGCTACGCGCTCCATGCCCTCGTCAGCCTGAATCCACTCTTCAGTTTCTTGCGGGCTAACCTTGGCGAGAACATCCGAATCGCGACCATCCAGCTCTGGAGGCGTGCCTTTAGCGAGCGCCTCACGGAACGCCTCTGCCTTTCGGAACATCTCCGTCTGCAATCCAATGTCCGCGCGGATGGTCTCTTCGCGAAACACGAGACCACCCAGGAGAGCAGCCACCGTCATCTCGCTGAAGCCAGAAACGAACAGCTGCCACTGGCACTGAACCTGGACGAACTCTGGAATTCCGATCCGCCAGAGCGGACTGGAAGATGTCTTGATCTCCACAATGTGATCTTCGCCCTGGACCATCCGATCAATAGAGCACATCGCCCACGGCACATCCTTTACGCGGAGGATTCCGTTGCTGCGACGCAGCTTCTTGCCTTCATGCTGCGACTCCCACCATGTCGCGACTGCATCCTCCAGGATCAGTCCACGGTGCGCCGCATCACCAACTGGCTCTGGCTCTACGAGACCAGCCTTCTCGCAAAAGAGCTGGTAGCGCGTCTTCCACGGGCTGACGCCCATGATGACCGCCATGTCGGTCGCAGTGATTCCCTGCTTCCGAAGTTCCAGCCACTGGTCAGAACCTTGCGGGGCTGACACGAATTCATACTGTCTCATTGCGCCTCCTTTGTTTTCCCTAACTGCCCTGGCAATCCCAGGTGTCTACATACTCCCAATACTTTTTGCGTGCCTCTCCGTTGCGCGTAGACGGGCATTTTCGTAACACTTCACGCCTTTTCCCGTTTTCGGTCTTTCTTCGCCCATCCGTCTCCGACATACTGCGCCGACACATTTGAGATCCGTAGCTGCATCCAGTGTTGGCACACGGGACAGCGAAGCTTCGGCTCGTCGCTGATCGGCAGCATGACCTCTTCGGAGTGACCGCAAGAGCTGCAACCGAATTCATAGATCGGCATTATCCGTACACCGCCATGACCAGGAGGAAGACCAGACCGATTGCGAGCAGCGTGATCGCCAGTCGCTGTGACCGTTCATCCCCCATCGTCTCCAGGTCTCGCTGGTAGCTGCTCTGCTTGAGCGGCATGTTTCGGTATGTGATCGGGACCGTGCGTCGGCTCCTGCTCATGACATTGACCCCAGAGCCAGCAACAGGACCATTGCCAGGAGTCCCATTGCCACGGTTGCGATTTCAGCTAGCGTCTGCTTGATCATAGGTCCACTGCCCTCCCTGACTTCGTAACCCGAAAGTAAAACTTCGGGGCTTCATCTGGAATGCTCGCCTTGCACGGCTTGCAAATCCGCGTATAGATATTGTTGTTATCGGCTGGAACCTGGACCGACTTGCCACACTTCCAGCAATCTGCCTTGACCTTCATGCTGTCACCTCCATCTTTTCTGCCTCTGCTTCAAGGGCTGCCTCTGCCATCATGCCAACCATATTGCCGCAGTCGCATTCGCGGTACTCAATGGCGCACTGGTCACCGTGGCAAAGCGACACGCCATCGGCGCGAATCTCGCACTCGTGAGACGGAACAAGATTAGCTTCGTCGTAGCGGTTGACTGCCGCCTGCATCCAGAATGCAAGGGAGTTGACACGCCCAGCATCCTTCCATGCCTGCTGACTTCGCTTGTAGTCCACGCCCTCCAGGTTGCGCGCAGCATCAAAGAGCATCAACGCGGCGTCGCGAAGATTCTCACTGGCTGTCTCAATCTTGTCGCGATTATCTTCCGTGACCTGAGTGTTAAAGCTTGGCTTTCGTCCTGCCATTTTGTGTGCCTCCTTCTGTCTTCCGCCCCGCCTGGATTTTCCAGGCGGGGCTGCTTAGCTACTTAGCGATTTGCCTTTGACTTGTCACCATAAAGAGTGCCATGCTCAGCGACTGCATACACTGGAAAGAAGCCATCCTTCTTCTCAGTGTGATACTTGCAATACTTGGTCACACGCCCACTCACAAAAAACATGGTGATGGTTGCAGTCTCAAGGCAGCCCTTCTTGCTGCAAAGGATCGCACCATTAAGTGCAATCCGATCAGCAGGAGTCTGCTTCGTTGCAACAGTCACCACATCCGTCCTGGTTGTTGGCTTGGTCATTGCGTTCCTCCTTTTGCCTTTCGGACCAGCTGTCTTCTGGTCTCTAGAGAGACTGTACAGGCGTACCGCCTGGGCTGTCAACCCCTAAACCCAGGGTCTGGCAATGAATATTTTTTATCCAGTCTGGATTGTAACAATACTGATCTCGTCTAAGTCGATTGTTACAATGTAGCAATCCCAGGAAAATAGGGGCTTGACAGCTGCCTGGTACGGGCGTACCTTATTGGTATCGGGAAGACAGCCCGAACAAAAAGGAGGAAGAAAATGACAAAGTTCCAGGAGCTTAAGGGGCTGATCAAGACAGGTGGATGCGAGCTGTGCAATGGGCTGACAAGAATTGAAGCTGGCAGCCGCAACATCAACATCGTTGCATGTGAGCACAACCTTGCAGATGTGTGCGAAGCACTTCAGGAAGCTGGCGTCTTCGCAGCAACAAGGTTTGACGCGTTCAGGAAGAAGACAGCAGCAGAGATTCGTGATGGCGCCTGGGAGGGCGGAATGTTTGTAATCGCAAAGGAGGCAATCTAATGCCAAGCAAGAAGACTTGCAAAAGCTACAACAGGATTAGCTTCAAGCCATGCACCGTATGGGCTGCAAAGGGCAGCGATTATTGCAGGATTCACGCAATCCGCATCGCGCAAGAGGCACAGGCAATCGTCCGAAAGGAGGCAATCTAATGGCTAACTTCGCAAGGCAGCAGAGCTTCGCGCATTACAAGCTGCCAGTGCTACACAAGTTCGGCGTCATGCGCGACGCCAAGGATGGCGGTCTCGCGTCTAAGTGCAAGTGCGGCACCTGGGTATTCGGTGAGACCAGTGGTCCGCTCTGCCGCGCAAAGGATGCCCACCTTGCAGAGCAGGAGGCTCTTCGCGTTGCTGAGATCCTCAAGAATGCGGGGTCACGATAATGAGCTGGCGCGATAGCCTCACAACCGAACAGCGCGACCTGGTTGCACGCCAGGAGGCTGCATACGCCGCGCGCCGCGCCGCGACGCGCAACACGCCAGACTGCCTCAACTGCGAAGGTTGGTGGAACGCATCTGGCGCTGACGGAATCACTTCCGAAATCGTCACATGGTGCGACTGCACCAACGGTCAGGCACTAAAGGCGAGCTACGCGACAGCCCGCCAGCAGTATTTGGCTGACCTGGAGTTCCAGGCGCAGAAGAAGGCAGCCGAAGCTGCGCGCCGCGCCAAGGCTTGCACGCGCTGTGGCGGCTCTGGAATGTACGGTCATCACGGCAGCTGCTTCCGCTGCAACGGAATAGGTGTTGATCCGAAATATCTGAAGAAATAGAAATGGCGCCCTGGACGCGGTGCGGGAGGCACGCGACGCGTCCAGGGCTGGACTGGTCCGCCTTACGGCTCGCCAGTGTAGTCATCGGGCAGAGAGTTCGTTTCAGCCAGGTCTACTACGACCCCGATACAGCCGATGCAGATGCTGTGCTCTGCAACCAGCTCTATGCCAGTGGCTAAATCCCTGCCTAGTACAACCGTATTGAAGTAATAAATGCGACCAATCTCTCCACATACATCGCAAATACCTTCACTGCTTTTGCTCCCTACGCTGTAAGGCACGGCAAGACCCGAAGGTCATCCCAGAACCCGCCGCCTACGGTCAGCGTGAGGATGCCAGCTGGCGCCGACGCGCCCTGGGTTTCAGTGAACCATTGCGATCCGCCGTCCAGTGACGGAG